ATGCACATTGAAGATTTAAATGCAGGTAGAGCTAAACTTGCTTTCCAAAATACTGGCGATGCTTCTAAAGGTATTGTTAGACAAATCTCTGTGTCTGGAAGTCTTAATATTGTTGACACAAGAGGAAATTACTATGGTAGCTACGATAGATTAAAAGTGATTGTAACTACTGCTGGTGCTATAGGAACTGCGAAGTATTCTGTCTATGCTAAAGATACCGATGGATTGAAAAACAATTTAGTATTACAAGATGAAATTATTAATGGCGATTATCAAGAATTAGTAGGTGGTTTACAAGTAAGATTTCAGGGTTCATCAGACGCATCTACTGCAACGCAGAATGATGAGTGGGAAGTAGAAGTATCTGGAATCTATGAAGAGGTAGATAATCCTTCTATGCGTTCTGTTAAAATGACTCGTAAAGATTTCAAACAATTCTATCGAGGTAAGAATGGCAGTCGCATCTACTAATGCTTGGAAAGTAAATGTAGAAGAAACAATCCAAAAAGGAATAAAGAATGAGTTCTTTACTTCCTTACCTATCTTTCGTTCCAAAGATTTTCAACACAGAGGAAATCAATTCTGTATTATTGAAGGAAATACTTCCGATGCACAAAGTACAATGTATGCTGTATTGCCAAATAATTATAATTTAACTTTAGAGTTTTTTATGTTAGACCACAAGCGTAACGATGTTACTGTAAAGCGTTTTTTTAATACTGTATCACGCATAGAAGAAATATTTTATACACTGGTAGACCTTGATCCTTTGTTTAATTGTACAATTAATGGAATAACATACGAAGATGATGTAGAGTTTAATGGATACAGAAAAGCAACTTTTGATATAACCGTAGGGAATGTACGATAATGGCACTGACATACGAAAATATTACTTATGAAAAGATTATGACGCCATTGCGTGATAAGTTACGCACAGAGTTTAAAGGTGGATTGCCAATATACTTTGATAATCAACATCAAGACATCGGTACAAAGTCATTACGCATTTATCCTACCTCACAAGAATTAGTAGAAAAAAGAACAAAGTCCTACATCAATGTTTACAATATACAGATGGATTATGTATTGAAAACATACAGAGATGATGAAAAAGCATTAGACCAGATGTACAAAGATGTCACCAGGATAGAAACCATATTGTTTAACAACTCTAATGGTGGAGATATACCATATTTCTATGCAGGTATGCCTGAAGTAGAGCATAATGTAGACGCAGGAATAGATAATGCTTATGTATCACGCATTACCGTTCCAGTGCTATATGAAGAGGTACACGAACGATTTGTAAGATTTATTACATCTAATGATAAATTCTTTGTAACTTCAGATGGACTTTTTTATATTGTAAGGAGTTAATTATGGCTAAAAAATACAAATTAAAAGATGGCTTATTGCCACGCAAACCAAGTTTCTTAAAATTAGGAAAAGAAAAATGGTATTTATTAAATAGTGGCAAATCAGTAGAATTAGACATTGTGCCAGAATTAGCAAAAGATTATGTAGAAGAAGTAAAGTCAAAAGTAAAAAAAGAGGTAAAGAACGATGGCGAACAGTAAAGTAAGTTTTAGTCCAAAAGATTTTCAGTTAGCGATAGCTCCTGAAACAGCAGCAGGTACTGCAATACAGGCAGCAGGTAACGCAACATTTGAATATATTAATATTGACTCTATTGAGTTTCCTTCATTGAATCCACAGCAAGTGTTAGATGTAAGACACGGAACAGGTAGAACATTAAAAGCAGTTGATATGTTTTTAACAAACAAACTAACTGTAAAAGAAATCAGTTTTTCAGGTATCGCAGATGATACTATTTTACCAATGCTTTTACAAAACATTACTCAAGAAACTTCTTCAACTTATGATATTGAGTTTGACTACGATCCAACAGAAATTAAAGTAGGTGATGTATATTCTGACAACACTGGTACTTTTTCTGTGTTAATTGAATCACCACAAAGTGGCTATCAAATGTTATTTGGTGGTTGTGTATTAACTTCACTTTCTGTTAGTGGAGATATTGGAGAAGAGTCAGGAAGATTAAAATTTTCAGGAACATTTAAATCAGGTATGGTTCCAGATTTATCACCAACAGATTTAGCACCTTCAAATGGTACATCTCATTTCAACTCTAATTACTTTATGTCAGATTATGGTGACGCAGGTGATTCAGGAGCAGATACAACCATTGCAGGTATTGCAGATCCAATTTTAAAATCATTCAGCTTCACGCTTGAAAACGATGCTCAGTTTATGGGTTTTGACGCAGCAGGAAGCTACCAAGTAATTGCAAGAGCTTTACCAGAAGTTTCTGCAACTCTTGAAGCAAGTGTAAAATACGATGACGAAACAGCAAGATTGGTTGAGGACTTTAACAATCAATCAACTGGTACAGTAGCAAACACTTTAGCAGCATTAACATCATCAACAAGAAATGTAGGAATATCAATTCCTGATTCTATTATTACAGATGTTAGTTTTTCTGAAGAGGAAGCAATGTTCTTATCAGTTAGCACAAAAGCTGTTGCAAGTACATCAGGTAATCTTGTTTCAATAACAGAAGAATAAAACAAATAAAGGATAATCGATGTCTAAAAAAATAACGCTTAAGAGTGGCAATAAAGCTACCCTTATAGAAATGTCTGTAGACGCTTTTGACAAATGTATGGATTCTGTACAATTCGAAGAAGTAGATGGACAATCAGTAATTAAAAATCAATTTGCATTAAGTACACTATGGATTAGAAATGGTGTGAAGGGTGCAGATGATAAATTTATTAAATCTTTATCTATAAACGATAGAGTAGAATTACAACTTGCTATTCAGGAATACAATAGCTTGGGGGAATAGAATCCCTCTCACTTGAATTAAACATATTGATAGATGATTGGTGTGAGGGTTGCAAATATTCTACCTTTCCATATAAAGCTAAGTTACCTCTTAAAAAGAATAACAGCGTTCACACCTTTACATCTATGGACGATGTATGGTATGTTATCAATCTCTTAAAAGAAGAATTAGAAGAACATAACAAAACATCAGAAAGAAAGTTCGAGTTACACCAAAGTATTAAGTCACATCTACCATTTTTTGCTTGTCCTAATCACTTTATTAGCCGAGAATATCAACGAGATATACAACGATATACTTATTGCAAGAAAATGAAAGTACCTCCCTATGAAGGATCATACGGAAATCAACCAAAAAAATGGATTGATAAGTGCAATGTTATAGAAAAAATGTTAAATTATGTACAATCAGAACATTATAATAAATTAAAAGATGGCTAAAAATTTAAAAATAGAATTAGAATTTACTACAAATGGTAGTGCTGATAAGTTAATAGGACACTTAAAACTTTTAGCAAAAGAACAAAATAAAGTTTCTGCAGCTCAACGAAAATTCAATAACGCAAATCTAAAAGCAGTTACTGCTACTAAGAAATTATTAATGGCTCAAGAAAAGCATCGCTTTGCTATGCTGAAAAATTCTACACAAGTTGCAAAACTTAAAGAGCAGGTAAGACAATTAAGAATGCGAAATAAACAGCTCGCAGCTTCTACTCTTAGAGTTACAAAAGCACAAAATAGAATGCGTATTTCTACCTCTGGGCTACAAAGAATGATTGGTTCTATTAGAAATAAAATTCTTCTTGTAACATTTGCTTTTGGTGGTATGGCAGCAGGTATTAGAAGTTCTGTACAAACAGCAATGCAATTTGAAGCTGTTCAAGTAAGACTTAATGCTATGTTTGGCTCTGTTAGAGCAGGAGAAAAAGCATTTAGAACATTTAATCAAGTTGCAGCAACTACTCCATTTACATTAACAGATGTTGTTGAAGCTGGTGCTGCATTAAAAGCGTTCGGTACAAATGCAGAAGAAATGATTAAACCTACTGCTGACTTAGCAGCGTTTATGGGAACTACTGCAACAGAAGCAGCGTCAGCACTTGGTAGAGCATTTGCTGGTGGTGCAGGTGCAGCAGACATACTTCGTGAAAGAGGTATATTGCAACTTATTCGTGATACAAAAGGTATTGACGATTTATCTAAAATGACTTTACCTGATTTTAGAAAAGCATTAGAAGAAACATTGCTTGATCCGTCTGTTGGTATTGCAGGTGCTACTGATAAGCTATCAAGAACATTGACTGGTATGGTTTCCAATATGGCAGACGCATTTACAAGAATGAAAGCTGCTCTTGGAGAATTTTTCAATATGAGAGGAGTTGTTTCAGGACTAACTAAATCTTTTAGGAAAATAGGAGAAGCAATAAGACAAGTCAATGAAACTCCATTCGAAACTACAATTCGCCAACTTAATGAAATGAATGTAGAAACTACTAACTTAGAATTAGCCCACGCCAGGTTAGAAAAAAGAAGAATGGAAGAAGCTGGAGTTATTACTGATGTACAAAAAACCGAAGATGAATTAACAGCAAAATTAAAAAATAAAAAAATAATTCTTGATGCTATTGGAGCAGAACAGCTAAAGCTTGTAAATGGTAC